CTAACACAAATCTTCCGTTTCTTTACACAAGGTGATATTGATGTGGCTGGTGGTTATGTTAAGAACTATCTGCCATACTTTCCACAACCTGAAGTTCGTATGATGCTGACAGGATTCGCTGCCAGAGAGGCGTTACATATTGCAGCCTACTCACACCTGATTGAAACACTAGGCCTACCTGAAACCACCTACAATGAGTTCCTAGAGTATGAGGCAATGAGAGAGAAACATGACTATGTTATGGAAATCTCCAATAAGAATACCACTAGAGAGAATACCGCAACACATATTGCCGTGTTCTCAGCCTTTACCGAGGGTATGCAACTATTCAGTTCATTCATTATGTTATTGAATTTTGCTCGCCAAGGTAAAATGAAAGGTATGGGTCAGATTATCACATGGTCGATTGTTGATGAAACTCAACACGCAGAGTCTATGGTTAAATTGTTTAGAACATACATAGAAGAAAATCGTGAGATTTGGAATGATGAACTCAAAGGAAGAATCTACACGATTGCAGAAAGAATGGTTCAACTAGAAGATAAGTTTATTGACCTTGCATTTGGTGTAAATGAAATGGAAGGTTTATCTTCAGAAGATGTTAAGAAGTATATTCGTTATATTGCAGACCGCCGCCTAATTTCTTTGGGACTTAAAGGTGTGTTTAAAGTGAAAAAGAATCCTCTACCATGGGTAGAAGAAATGATTAACGCACCAACACATACTAATTTCTTTGAAAATCGTGCTACTGATTATGCAAAAGGAGCTTTATCAGGAAATTGGGGTGATGTGTGGGCTCATTAAGGAATTTAAATGACAGACAAATCATTATCAGGTGAATGCCTAAGTTGTGAATCAACTTATACTGTATCATTTATGGAAGAAATGGTCTCACAAGATTTACCAGAACATTGCCCATTCTGTGGTGAACAAATCGAAGAATTATCCGAGGACTATATAGAGGATGATGACGATGATTTGGATACTAAGGAATGGGACTAAACTGGCAATATGATGGTAAAGATTTTACGGAAGATTTGATTGGTAATAATTACGGGTTCGTGTATCAGATAACTAATCTGACGAATGGTAAAAAATACATAGGTAAGAAATTCTTTTATTCTACCAAAACCAAACAAGTCAATGGGAGAAAGAAAAAAACGAAGGTTTTCTCAAACTGGCAAACTTACTATGGAAGTAGTGACAACCTACAGAAAGATGTGTTACAATTAGGACATGAAAAATTTGTACGTGAAATCCTACATTTATGTAAATCTAAAGGTGAATGTGGTTATCTCGAAGCAAAAGAACAGTTTGTTCGTGGTGTAATGGAATCGGAAGATTACTATAACACATGGATAATGGTAAGAGTTAGAAGATCACACATAAAGGAATATAATGCTAGACTTTCTCAGACCACTAAAGAATGATAAGTTTGATTTCTTAACATTCTTAGATGGTGATAAAGAAAATTCAATACAAATCCAAGGACAGGATTATGCCAATCCTGGAGAAAAGATTGATGGTAGCGCTATGGGTGATGCATATCATATTATACTATTTCGTAATGATGAATTAGAAGATAAGTATATTGACTTTGATCATTTCGATGCCATATTACCAGATCCATTAGAATACATTTCAGGACTCATACCATCAGGCTGGCTTGGTATAATTGCCAAAAAGACCACCACATCACAAAAAATTGTTGACAAAATAGTTGACAAAATACAAAAAGCATGATACAATAGAATCTTATTGGAAACTATTGAAAGTTTATTATGGTCTTAGTTGATTTGAATCAAGTGTTACTTGCTGGTCTAATGGCACAAATTGCTAATCAGAAAGGCAAATTGGAAGAAAGTTTAATACGCCATATGGTATTAAACATCATACGCACTCATGTGAAGAATTTTAAAAATGAGTATGGTGAGATTGTACTTTGTTGTGATAATCGTAAATATTGGCGTAAAGATTTTTTTCCATTTTATAAAGCTGGTAGAAAAAAGACCAGAGAAAAATCTGATTTAGATTGGCATCTTATTTTTGATATTCTTGCTAAGTTAAAACAGGAACTCAAAGAAAACTTTCCATATAAAGTAATTGATGTTGAGGGTGCTGAAGCTGATGATATCATTGGTACCTTGGTTCCAATCTATGCTCCAAGCCAAAAGATTTTGATTCTATCGAGTGACGGAGATTTCTTACAATTACAGATGTATGGTAATAATGTCAAACAATACAATCCATCACAAAAGAAATATATAAAATCACATAATCCACTTCTAGAGTTAAAGGAAAAGATTATTCGTGGAGATAAAGGTGATGGTATACCAAATGTGTTTTCACCATCAGATTGTTTTGTTCGTGACCTGAGGCAAAAACCTATCACACAAAAGGTTATTGAGAAATATATGACCGAAGATTATGGTGATTGGCAAGATGATGGGGCCAAGGTTGGGTTTTCAAGGAATCAAACCTTGATCGACCTTAGAAACATTCCAGGTGATATCAAAAGAAAAATTATAAATAATTATGAAGAAACAAAACCGGCTAAAGGTAAGTTACTGAATTATTTTATGGAACATAAACTTAAAGATTTAATGGATGTGATAGAGGAATTCTAATGAAAAACATATATGAGATATTTGATGAGTTTGAGATAGCCACATCAAAAAAAGAAAAACTGGCAGTAATTGAGAAGAATTTATCGAGAACACTAATACAGGTACTTGAGTTGGCTTTTCACCCCGATTATGAATGGCTAATAAATGAAATGCCAAACGAATATAAAATTCCTGACACTTTGCCTGGAATTTCTAGGTGTCAGTTATCCACAGAAATTAGAAAATTGTATTTGTTCAAAAAAGGTGATGCCACAGCAGAAAAATTATCTGACGAAAAAAGAAAACAGTTACTATTACAATTAATTGAATCTCTTGAACCTCGTGAAGCAGAAGTTGTTATTGGTATATTAAGTAAAGATTTAGGTGTTAAAGGTTTAAACTATAAGTTTGTTAAAGAGGCTTTTCCACAACTTTTACCGTAATGCATCCGCAAGATAGAATAGTCGTAGTATCAGGAAAATTCGATCCATTAAGCAATCACGAATTAAGTTTCTTACAGAAATGTAGAAGAAAAGGTGATTGGTTAGCTGTCGGCGTACACTCTGATTGGTATCTTGCTTGGTGTGACGGTGGTTTTGTTCAGAATTATGAATCTCGTAGGAATATCATAAAAGGTTTAAAAATAGTTGATGAGGTGTTTTCATTCAATGATTCGGATGGCACGGTCTGCCAATTACTCAAAATAATAAAAGCTTGTTATCCTGATGCAAATATAACCTATATTTCGGAGGATGATATGTTCAATATGCCTGAAACTAAGATAAAAGGCATCAATTTTGAAACCATGAAATAGGAGAACCAAGTGACAAAGTTTGTAGGTAAGTTTCGTAAAAATAAAGATTATAACGATGACTACATTTACGCCAAAACAGTATTACACAATAAAAAACGTAGAGGCGAACATCCAGAAGTAAAAAAACAATTAAAAAATTGGCAAGTTGAAGAATTCGAAGAACTTGAAATTTCACATAGTAAGAATTCTTAAAAATACCACTATTTTTTGTTTTTTTCAGTATAAGTAAGTATGCTGCCGTTTCAAATAAAAGGTATTGGTATTAATGTTGTTCCGACACAACACATCTATTGACATTCCCCTATTCCTATAGTATAATGGTTCTTCTACACTGGAGAATTGTTATGATTATTTACGGATATATTCCAAAATCTAAAAAACGGAAAGTTTCAAAGGCGAAGCAAACTCAGAATCAAGAGTGGTTAGCTTCTATCAATTCTATATCTACCAATTTCAGTAAAAATAAATCCACGAAGATTTTCAACAGTTTTCCATCTTACAAGATTCCTGCAGGCCGTGAAACTCCCCACTTTGCGTCCGTAGATACTGGTTTTATCGCTTTGACAAAACCTGTTCCAAATTCGTACACCGGCAACAAAATGAAAGGTATTGCTACAATGCACAAATCAAATGCTGTACCGGTTTTTACGGATACTGAAGCAAAAGAAATTTCCAGCATGCGGAGATAGTCAAAAATGAGTCCAAAAGGTTGGAGTGATGAAGATTGGGACGATTATGAGGAATACTTGCAAAATTTGTCTGCCAATGAGCTTGAAATTGAGTTAAAATTGCTTCATTCGCTCGGAAAAGCGAAAAGAGAAGGCAAAAATATTGTTCCTAATGAAACTTTTTATAAAATGTGAGGTAAGTATGTTACAACAATGGGAAGAAACACAAATATATAGAGGAATTGACGAAATTATGCACAATTTGCGTCATATACCAGCTGATGATGTTGCTCATTTTCTGGTAAAGTTCAATCCTGCTCTTGCCGAAGAGCTTGCAACAGCAATCGAACAGCGAATTTTCGATAAAAACGAAGGAAAAAGATATGAATAGCAATCCTGAGCATATTTGGCTTGATGCAATTGCAGATGATGATGAAATTCCTGCGTGGAAACGCTTGGACATCGTAACTCGCAAGTGGGCAGTTCTAACAGGAATGGAAAAAGACTTAAATGACTACCAAAAACGCAAAGAATTTTACCAATAAAACATGTTTGACCAAAATCGTTGATGCAAACGATGGTACGGGTGATGGTATTCTAATTCTTCCTGAAGAAATCGTAAAATACAATCATTGGAAAGAAGGTCAAGCGATTGAAATGGAATATAGAGAAGGAAAACTCTACCTAAAAGCCTTATCGGATCATAGCGTTGTATAAAAACAACAGCCTGAAAGTTACCGCTTGACGGTAGATGATTTTTATGAGATAATACTATTATTAACTCGGAGAATCTATGGAACTAATTCAATCTAAATCGTTACTTGCCAAACTAATGGCAAATGAGAATCTGACAATCGAACAGCGCAATACCAACACGGCCGCATTTGATGTGAAGAACCGTGTATTGACCGTTCCCGTTCTCGATAAAAACATCTCAGGTTATCTCTATGACCTTTTTCTAGGTCACGAAGTGGGCCATGCTCTATACACTCCCCTAGACGGCATGATGAAAGCACACGAAGAAAAGATACCAATGGGTATTATGAATGTGCTGGAAGATTCCCGTATTGAAAGAAAAATCAAAAACAAATATCCCGGCATTCGTTCCTCTTTTGTCCGTGGTTATCGTGAACTAATTGAAAAAGATTTCTTTGGCACAAACGGCACGGATCTCAATGATATGAATTTTATTGACCGGGTTAATCTCTATACAAAAGGCGGAGCTGCACAAGGTATTTGTTTTACTGATTTTGAAAAATCGTTAGTTCAACGTATAGAAAATACCGAATCATATGATGATGTCATCAAGCTTGCGTATGACGTTATGGATTATTTGAAAGAAGAATCCGAACAACGCAAATTGCAAAATCCTGAATTTGAAGAATCTGAATTCGAAGAAGATCCTGATGGTGAGTTTGAATCTGACGGTTACGAAGATTCTGATGATTATGATGATGACACCATGGAGAAATTTTCACAATCGAATTCTCAAGCCGATGAATCAATGGATGAAATTGAAGATGAATACAAAGATGAAAGAACTAGCCATGATGGCGGAGATTCTGGTCAAGAAGTTGATTCTTTGACCGACAAATCATATCGTCAAAACGAAAGTAAATTATTTGAATCGAGTAATAGACATTATTACTATGGTAACATTAATGATATCGATTTAAAACGTGCAGTTGTTTCATACAAACAGTTATGGACAGAATACAAAAATGATTTGGGTAAATACAACATTTCTGGTATCGACACACCTGCTTTTATGAAAATTCGTAATGACGCCAAAAAAGTTGTTAGTTATTTGGCCAAAGAATTTGAATTGCGTAAAAATGCTGACCAGCAAAAACGTGCATCGATTTCTAAAACTGGTGAATTAAACATGAACAAAGTTTATGCGTATAAATTTACCGAAGACATTTTTAAACGTATGACAGTTTTGCCTGAAGGTAAATCTCATGGCCTTATTATGTTCCTTGATTGGTCTGGATCTATGTCTGACCACATGGAGAACACGGTCAAGCAATTAATCAATCTAGTAATGTTCTGTAAGAAGGTAAATATTCCTTACGAAGTATATGCTTTTACATCCGAACATACTGACAAGTATAGTGTCGATTTCAAAGTGGGTGATTTAGACTTACATAATTTTAAATTGATGAACTTGTTATCAAGCAAAATGTCGGCTTCTGAATTCACTTACGCTTCTTCTGCTTTAGTACATTGTGTTAATCCACGGTCTTGCCGTCCAGATTGGTTTCATCTTGGTGGTACACCACTCTATGAATCCGTGATTGCTGCTATGAAGATTATACCTGAGTTTCAAAAGAACTACAAGTTGCAAATTGTCAATACAGTATTTCTAACCGATGGTGAAGGCAATCCAGTAAGAAATGTTTTGTTCTCACATACACACACCGATGGCAAAGAAAAACAACTATCTGGTTATAATAATCCTGATTTAGATTTAGGTGGCGGTTATGGTAAAGAAAAGGTCTTAGTGATTCGTGATCCAATTACTAAACACGAAGAAAAGGTTTATCAACCATATGGTCCGGAATTAATGGCCGCCTACATTAAATTGTTAAAAGCAAGAACACAATGTAACGTGATTGGATTCTATGTATTGTCTGCTCGTGAGTTTGGCCGTGTTGCACACACATTCTATCCTAGAGCTAGTGACCATATGAAATTAAAAGCCGAGTTCCGTAAAGAGAAATATAAAATTATTACCAATGCTGGCTTTGATGAATATTATTTACTCCGTTCAGAAGGCCTAGATACTGATGATGGTGTAGAATTTCATGTAAAAGAAAATGCTACTACTCGTGGTCTGGTGTCAGCATTCAGTAAATATGCTGGTAACAGGTTATCTAACCGTGTTGTACTAAATCGATTTATAGGAATGATTGCATAATGGAACTATCTAAATTTATGAATGG